GAGGTGTTAGATGACTTGGAACGAGATAGCGAAGAATCTACCATGCGGCCAGAACGATAGAGCAGACTGCCCATCTTGTGGAGAAGGAACAAACACAAACGCTGCAATAGTAAATCACAATCCTAAATACTACAGCATCCATTGTTATGCATGTGACTTTAACGACTTTGAAAGTAAAGGTGTGTTATCACTAGCAGAACGTCAACGAATTAATGAACTCAACGAAGCAGCACTCAGGGTAGTGCGCAAGATAGAGTTACCAAAGGATATAAGTTATGACCCAGAAGATTTCAGCAGAGAAGCAAGAATGTGGCTCTACAAAGGTGGACTCACACCGTCAGTGTGGAAACAATATAGCATCGGTTATTCTAAAATGCTTGAACGAGTTATACTCCCAGTCTTTAACGCCACAGGTGATCTTATCTGGTTCCAATGCAGAGCAGTTCTTGCAGGACAAAAGCCCAAGTACATTCAACCAAGCGGAGATAGAAGTAACATTCTCTTCGTCGCCAATAAGACACAATCTACAAGTAGAGTTGTCGTTGTTGAGGACATCATGTCAGCTATACGAGTTGGACTTGCTACATTCGATAGCAACACCCAAGTCGCATCGCTACTGGGAACCAAAGTTACGTCAGGCCAAGCGGAATATCTTGGACAGTTTGCAATTTGTACTACGTGGCTCGACGGGGACAAAGCTGGAAAGCGAGGCTCCTACGATATACGCAAGACTATCGGTCTGCTCACGTGCTGTGATAACATAAGAACAGAAGAAGATCCGAAAGCATACTCAAACAAACAAATACAGGACATACTAAGATGATTGATATATCATTACTACAGGTAATCAAGTACCGTGAACAATTCGATAAGATAGCACGCTACGTACCCAAAGAAGCAATGTCTAAGAAGACTAACGCCATTATCAAAGATATAGGTAAGTACTTCGAAAGCACAGAAGAAGCAGTCATTGACTTCCCATCATTCCGTTCGTTATTCTTTAGTTCGTACCACAAAGGTCTTAAAGATGACGACATAAAGTTTTATAACACTATGTTAACTAACATGGAACAAGACGTTCCAGAAGCAGTTAAGAAGAACATGGTTAATGCACTACTCGAACTAAAGATGGCTACACAGGTAGCTAGTATGGTTGATGAATTTCAAGCAGGTGAAGAGATAGACATTGTTAACGCTGTATTCAGCGTAGCAGAACAAACAAAGCAAACACTAGAGCGCACTACTAAATTCGACAAAGCAGACTTTGATGACTGTTCTATTGAAGAAGGGTTATCCGACGACGTTGGGTACAAGTGGTGTCTACCAATGCTAAACAAGACTTATCGTAGAATCCAGGGTGGTGATGCGACAATCGTAGCAGCTCGACCGGGAAAAGGTAAGACAACATTCCTATGTCAGAACAACTGGTCTATGGCACAAGACATGCCTAAGAACAAAGTGATCGTATGGTTAAACAACGAGTCACGTAGACAGAAGATTATGTCACGCCAGATACAGGCAGCTCTTGGTAAAACAGATAAAGAACTACATGCTATGATGAAAGCAGGGACTCTCAGACCAGCATATGTAGAAGCAATGGGTTCAGCTAACCGTGTAGAGGTCTACGACATACATGGGAAGAACCATACATTCATTGAAGAGATACTAGAAACTTACGGTATTGACGGAGTTGGTGCAATCGTATTCGATATGTTAGACAAGGTTAAAATGCCTATGCCTACAGGTATGCGAGAAGATCAACGACTTGAAGAACTATATACATGGGGACGTGAACTAGGTGTAATGTATAATTGCCCAACATTCCCAACATCTCAGATAAGTGTAGAAGGTGCAGGACTATTGTTCCCAGCCGAACATATGCTTAAGGACTCTAAGACAGGTAAGCAAGGTGCATGTGATAACATACTTATGCTTGGTTCGTCAGAAGATCCCATGATAACAAACACACGTGGTATTAGTTTAGCTAAAGAGAAAGTTAAACGTGCCGGAGAAGAACACTTACAAGGCGAAGTCTTATTCGACGCTGACGTGGGGCGCTACATTGAAGGATAGATTAGAGGACTAATTATGAAAACAATAAAAGTATTACGTGGTTTTATTAATACACACGGACTCCTTACGCAGGACTTAACGATAGGAAAAACCTACGTAATAACAGACGGCTCATTCCAAAACGACAGTGGTGACAGGCGCCTAGAGAACAGATACTCGTGGTCAGACGTACCACCAACAGTGGTTACAGAAACACCACAAGAGAAGCTAGACCGTGAAACGAAAGAACACGTCTTAGCTAATAGACCTACGGAACAGCATTCTAATAAACAAGTAGGTGGTAATCATTACGCAGGAGACAACGACGTATTTGCATTTTCACTAGCTAGTGAGCATGATTGTTTACAACACAGTGCGACTAAGTATATCGATCGTCATAAACGTAAGAACGGCAAGGAAGATATCTTAAAAGCTATCTCAGTTTGTCAACGAATCCTTAAGGAACAGTACAGTGATTAAAATAACAACAGTGCGTGGACAAGAGACCTTGGTAATACCATATGCAGTTCTAACACAGTGTTATACACAGAACGGTGACAACTTCTTAGAGTATCGTGCTAATGGTGCTGATCGTACAATAAAGATCGTAGAATCACCTAACGTGGTTTTTGCTAACCACCGATTCCGCAAATAACACACGTTGAGGCACGCCGTATACAACTTAACCAAGCCTCTCTTTGTGCCATGAGGGGTGTAAAGAGAAGCCTATGACCGTACAGATGCAAACGTACAAAGAAGCTTACACGTTTGACTATCCGCAAGCTATAGAGTTCGCAGAAGTCCAAGAAGAAGTATTCTGGACAGCTAACGAAATAGATGTAGATAAAGACATACAAGATATGTTAGTCAACATGACAGAAGCAGAACAACATGGTGTAATAACTACACTTAAGTTGTTTACAATTTATGAACTAGTAGCTGGTAATGAGTACTGGGGAGGACGCTTTAAGCGTATGTTCCCACGTCACGACATTAGACAAATGGCTGCAACGTTCGCTTATACAGAACTAGGTATTCATGCCCCGTTCTACAACAAGATTAACAAAGCACTACACTTAGACACAGACGAATTCTACACGGATTATGTAAATGACCCTATCCTTAAAGCCCGTATGGACTTCGTGGATGGTATCGTAAATCATAAGTGTGACCTAACATCTCTAGCAGCTTTTAGCATGGTAGAAGGGGCTGTGCTTTACTCTGCTTTCGCTTTCCTCAAGAGCTTTCAGGCTAACGGAAAGAATAAATTAATTAATGTTGTGTCAGGTATTAACTTCTCAGTTAGAGACGAGAATCTCCACTGTGAAGGTGGCTCTTGGGCATTTAAACAGCTCTTAAGTGAGACTCTCGATAATGATCCCACTTTTGATTTAGATGCCTTAAAATCGCGTATTACCGCGGTTGCTGAGGGCTTACTAGAGCATGAAGTGCGTATAGTAGACATGATATTCGAGAAGGGTAACATAGAAGGCGTTAACAAGGCAGACATGCGTGTATTCGTAGAGTCAAGACTTAACGTATGCTTACAGTACCTAGACCTACCAGCATTATACACGATAGACACTAACCCCATCGGGGACTGGTTCTACAAAGACATTAACATGCAGAAGTTTGGTGATTTCTTCGCCTCAGTGAACGCTAATTATAACCGTAACTGGAGAGAACAAGGATTCAAATGGCTTGCAAACTAACACCATACGAACGACTGAGTATAGAACGTAAGACACTACAAGAGATGGAAGAGATTCCACAGTGGATGACTACGGGCGGATATCAGATGTTTAAGCAGAAGTACATGTGGGAAGGCAATAACGTAAATGCTACGTTTAGACGTATAGCAAGTGCAGCAGCCAAGCATGTACCAATGGTAGAAGAGTTCTACGACTTACTACATAACGGTTGGATGGGTGCATCAACTCCTATCCTAGCTAACATGGGTACAACCCGTGGTATGCCTGTATCATGTAGTGGACAAGTAGTAGGTGATTCAATTCACGACTTCTACGCATCAGCACATGAACTAGCTATGCTAACAAAGAACGGCTTCGGTACGTCTAGTTACTTAGGTGACATAAGACCACGAGGTAGTTCAATTAGTGTAGGTGGTACATCATCAGGTGTAATGCCTGTGATTAAACAATACATTCAAGTAATGCGAGATGTAGCTCAAGGTACTGCTAGACGTGGTGCATGGGCAGGATACTTACCACTAGATCACGGAGACTTCTTTGAAGTAGTTAACCATTTAGAACGTAACCCTGATGACTTCAACTTAGGTTGGATTATAACAGACGCGTTTACAGATAGACTACGTGCAGGAGATGAAGATGCAATAGCTAGACTTGCGAGAGTAATGAAAGTTAGGGCAGCTACAGGAAAAGGTTATTTACTCTGTATAGATAAAGTAAACCGACACCGTCCTAGTATGTACAAAGACAACGAGTTATATGTGCGAGCAAGCAACTTATGTCTAGAAATCTATCTAGTAAGTGACTTATTACATTCATTCACATGTGTACTAGCAAGTATGAACTTAGCTAAATACGATGAATGGAAGGATACAAACGCAGTATTTACAGCAACGATATTCTTAGATTGTGTAGCACAAGAGTTCATTGAGCAAGCACGTGGTGTAGCGGGTTTCGAGAAAGCAGTACGCTTTACTGAGAAATCACGAGCATTAGGCTTAGGCGTAATGGGATTACACACGCTCATGCAACAACGTAGTATACCGTTCGAATCATTCGACGCACATATGTTGAACAATGAAGTATTTACACACTTAGAGAAAGAATCATTAAGAGCATCACAATGGTTAGCCGAGCAACACGGTGAACCAGAATGGTGTAAGGGTTATGGAGTACGTAACTCACACCGTACAGCAGTAGCACCGACAACAACTAACGCATTAATATGTGGTGGTGTGTCACAAGGCATTGAGCCTGTAGTAGCTAACCTGTACAACCAACAAACATCAGCAGGTGTACTATACCGAGTAAACCCAGTGTTCTTAGAATTAGCTAAAGAGCGTGGTAAGTTTACAGAGGAACTTATAGAAGACTTAGCAATGAATACTAATGGATCAGTTCAACACCTAGACTGGTTAACTGAACACGAGAAAGAAGTATTTAAAACAGCATACGAGATTAACCAACACACTATCATTAGACTTGCGTCAGCGCGAGCACCTAAATTATGTCAAGGTCAGTCGTTAAACGTGTTCTTTGATGCAGACGAGAGTGAAGAGTACATTATGGAAGTTCACCAAGCAGCACTAGAGGACGAAAACATACTAGGTCTGTATTACATGCGCACACAAGCGGGAGTACAGGCTTCGAAGGGAGAATGTACTGCATGCGAATAGCACAGTTAATTACATCAATCAAACAGTGGCATCACGATAGAAACCTTATCGATGGTTCCACAGACAAAGACCAATTCCATAAGTTAATCCAAGAATGTGCAGAACTATCTGACAACCTTTGTAAAGGTAAAGATATTAAAGACGATATTGGTGACGTTATGGTAGTACTAATAAACATTGTAGAGCGTAATAACTTAACACTAACTGAATGTTTAGAAGTAGCGTATAACGATATCAAAGACCGTAAAGGTCGTATGGTAGACGGTATATTTGTAAAGGAGTCAGACTTATGACTGCTAGATATACCGAACATTTCAACCCAGTAATTGACCGTAAACTAACATGTAGTTGTTGTGGTGCGGGACAGTTATCTATTGCAACATTCATCATACTGGAAACAGTACGGATGCATTTTGATAAACCTGTAACTATTACATCAGGCCCTCGTTGTGCTAAGCATAACAAGAAGGTTGGTGGATCTAAGAACTCAGAACATCTAATCCGTGAGGAGGACGACGTGGATGCAGTAGACATTCAGGTACAAGACCATACTCCGCAAGAAGTATACAAGTACTTGAAGAACTTACCATATGCTAATTTACTTGGTATTGGTAAGTACAAAACATTCGTGCATGTAGACCCAAGGGGCTATCAAGCACGTTGGTAATACCTCATTACATGGTAACCTAGAGGTTAAAGGTTCCCGAGCAAAGCAGACTCGCTAAACCTAGTACTCGTCAAGGATCGACGGTAACATGACCCATTGGGACTTGAGTAAACAACATCCCGTTTGATATACGACAAACATCCGACTAGTAGTTCGTTAAGGCTCGATTAGTACCCGTAAGGTACTCGTGTGACTGGTTTCAGCTCACGTAGCTCGGCAGAAAGATTTGGTAGATTGTAAGAGTCGAGGTAGTAGATTCCCTCATAGTATAGATGGCATCAGTACATACACTATGTAAAACATCCTTACAGCAACAAGGCAAGTTGCAATACTCGAGTAGTACCCGTAAGGTACTTTAATTATGTTTGTACATTAGGAGATATAGAGGTTCGACTCCGACATCACCGACCCATGCGTA